CCCCATAATGAAACGTTGTTACTGAAACTTGACAAATTGGCGGATAAATTGGCACCAGAAAGTATCTCACCAGGTGAAGCAAACCCCGCGCGGAATTTTGAAAACATGGTGGTCAGTTTACTCTGTGGCTGTGGCTGTGGCTGTGATACATCCGCTTCGGACATTGTTTGCAACAAATACAAATATAAACACAAATAACAGATATTACATTATCATCATAAAAAATAATACAACATTACAATATAAAATGACGGGCGGACTACTAAACATTGTGTCGTATGGCAACCAGAACGTGATTCTAAATTCCAACCCGAAAAAGTCGTTTTTCAAGACCACGTATGCCAAGTACACCAATTTCGGCCTTCAAAAGTTCCGTATTGATTTCAATGGATTGCGCAACCTGCGCATGAGCGAGGAGTCGCGGTTCACGTTCACCGTGCCCCGCTATGCCGAGCTCATAATGGACACCTACCTCGTGGTGACGCTGCCCACCATTTGGAGCCCGATTTACCCGCCAATTGGGTGCAGCGACGCCTGGCGCCCCTACGAGTTCCGCTGGATTGAAAATCTGGGCACGCAAATGATCAAGGAAATAACGTTTTCCGTGGGTGGCCAAATTCTGCAGCGCATGACGGGCAAGTACTTGCTGGCCCAAGTGCAGCGCGACCTGAACGGCACGAAGCGCTTCCTGTACGACACCATGTCCGGCAACATCCCCGAATTTACCGATCCCGCCAACTTTTCCGGGCGCCGAGGCACGTACCCCAACGTGTATTACAACACGAGCCAGCAGGGACCGGAGCCCTCCATTCGCGGTCGCAAGCTCTACATCCCGCTCAATGCGTGGTTCTGCAACAACAGCCGCACCGCGTTCCCGCTGGTGGCGCTGCAGTACAACGAGCTGCAGATTGACGTGGTCATGCGCCCCGTGCGCGAGCTCTTCGTCACGCGCGACATTAACTACATGCCGCCGCAGACCACCGGGCCGCTCACCCCGGCGCAGGTCGCCCAGGCGCCCTTCATTCAGCCCAACTTCAACGAGCCGGAGTATCAGTTTTACCGCTTCCTGCAGCCGCCCCCCGCGGTGGACATCTCCACAACAGACGTCTATCTGGACAAGCGCACGGACTGGAACGCCGACGTGCACCTGCTGTCCACGTACTGCTTCCTGTCGGCCGAAGAGTCGCGCGTTTTTGCATCGCAGGAGCAGAAGTACTTGCTTAAGTCAGCGTACGAGTGGGACTTCAAGAACGTCACGGGCAGCCACCGCGTGGAGCTGCAGAATACGGCGGGCATGGTGGCGACGTGGATGTTCATGTTCCAGCGCAGCGACATCAACCTGCGCAACCAGTGGAGCAACTACACGAACTGGCCGTACACGAACATGATTCCGGACGACGTCACGCCGGCGCCCGCCACCGGGACCTTCATCAATCCATGCGACATCATCACGCAGACTCTGCCCACGATCGGCCCCGGCTTGGAGCCCAGCGGCACGCCATCGGGGCTTTTTATAACACAGGACTACAACGTGGAGAACCAGCGCGAGATTCTGCAGCAGCTGGGCATCCTGCTGAACGGCTCGTACCGCGAGAACCGGCTGGAAGCGGGCGTCTACAACTACGTAGAAAAGTACATCCGCACATCGGGGTCCGCACCGTTCGGGCTCTACATTTACAACTTCGGCCTGAATGCCGACAACGACACTTACCAGCCAAGCGGCGCAATCAACATGAGCAAGTTCTCTACCATTGAGCTGGAATTCACCACGTACGTGCCGCCGCTGGACCCCAGCGCCAACTTTTACACGATTTGCGACCCCGAAACGGGCATCCCCGTGGGCGTGAATAAGCCGCAGTGGCGCATCTACGACTACAATTATGATTTAACCGTGCTGGAAGAGAGGTACAACGTGCTCACATTCATCGGCGGCAACTGCGCGCTCATGTATGCGAGATAAATGCATATATGCATAAATGCAATAACATGTGCATTTAGCAATAAATCGCGAAATAATATTATAATAAATTAGTATTATAATAATTAGGTGACCCTTTCCCAATGACGATCACGCTGAAAAACATCAAAACCAGGGCCCGTAAATCCGCATCCGCAAGCACAAGCGGAAGCGGAAGCGGAGGAGACGGATTTGCATACACGCCGTCTCAGTTCGGCGACTACTTCATTTTAATTCTGAAAATATTGGCCGGGTTCATTGTGTTTTGTTGGATTGCAACGTCCAACTATTTGAACGCGACAAGCATTGACACCAATGCGTCTTATCCGATTTTTGGTGAAATTTTGGGTAACAACCTCAACCCCGCCGATAACAACCCGTATGCCACCCGGCTCAATCCGGGACCAGTCGACATGTCCAATCAGGCCCAAATAAGAGAAAGGGTGGTGGGGCTGTCGTGGTGGTTTGAACGCACCCAACAGTCATCCTACCAAGCGGGTGGCTTAATTTTGCACAAAGTGTTTGATGTATTGAAGGGGTTTACAACCACAATTGAAAGTGAAAGTGGAAATTCCACAAAAGTGGCACGCATATTTGCATCGCTACTTCGGCTAGCATTTGACCTGTTAACAATCGGGTTATTTATGTCCTTTTTAGGGTTGGTGTGGTTCTTATGGATTCCGGGCTGGTTGGGCGGTTTAACTGCATTCTTGCCGTTGGCGTACTTTACGAATTCAGCCATTTGGCAATTGTGCAAACAGGGATTCATATTATTTTGGACATTTGTGTGGATGTGCTTGTTTGGCTGGGTCACAATTTTCCCTGTTATTTGGCAGTTTTATTATTTGATTTATCTCATGTTTATGAAACAATTGCGCGATGATCCTGGGAAGTTCGGAACCGAATTTTTGAACCGAATACAAAGTCTTGTTTGGATGTATTTTCTTACGGCCGTAATTATTGCGTTGGCTTCCACCGAATTGCCGGATGCCACAAAAATCACGGTGGGCATTGTTTCCGGAGTGTTATTCTTATACAAAGTGTACAAGTGGTGGCAAACGGCATAACTTCATAACATTGCGATAACATAATAAACACAACTCACCCACTGATCACTACAATACAATCCATACAATCCATACAATCCATACAATCCAATGCAAACACCGTTGGTCAGCGTGTGCACGCCCACGTTCAATCGTCGCCCGTTCATTCCCGCCATGCTGCAGTGCTTCGCTCATCAAACCTATCCGCGCGACCGCATGGAGTGGATCATCATTGACGACGGCACGGACCCGATTGAAGACCTCGTCGCATCGCACCCCTGCGTCAAATACTTCCGTCTTGAAGCAAAGATTTCTCTCGGCAAAAAACGCAACATGATGCATGAAAAAGCGAGCGGCGACATCATCGTCTACATGGACGACGACGATTACTACCCGCCCGAACGCGTGTCGCATGCGGTGGACACGCTGCTGGACCACCGAAAACGAAAAACGGGAATCAAGCTCGCAGGCAGCAGCGAAATGTGCATTTATTTCAAATCAGAAAACCTACGGTTTTCCGAACCTTTCCCTTTAGATTCCACAAACCAATGCTGCGGACAAATGGTGCAGTTTGGACCCTATGGTCCCAACCACGCCACCGCCGCCACGTTTGCGTTCTGGAAGGAGCTGCTCACCGACCTGAATCTGGCATACGACGAGACGGCGTGTCTGGCCGAAGAGCGCGCGTTTTTGCGCGGATACACCGTCCCCATGGCGCAGCTGGATCCCATGAAGGTCATTCTTGTGTTTTCGCACGAGCACAACACGTTTGACAAGCGCACGCTGCTTGCAAACTTGGACAAACCAAACTGCGGCATGCGCGTCAGCGCGAAGGCGGTCGCCGATTTCATACAAGAACCCGACCTGCTGCGGTTCTACATGCACGACGTGGATGCCGCCTTGTGCGCGTACGACCCCGGCCATCCGTCCATGAAACCCGATGTTCTACAACAAATCCGAGAGAAATTACAGAAAAATCAATCTCATGAAGCAATTTTAAAGGCCGTCGTCACATTCAAGGCGCCGAACGCGATCAGCCGCAGCATGACCGTGGAAGAATTAATTCAAACCGTGCAATCGCAAGCCGAAAAGCTGGAAAAGATGCGCGAGATGTGCAGCAAAAAACTCCGCGAGAACTCGGAGCTGCTGGCCACCATTCAGGACCGCGACGAAGTGATTGCCGCGCAACTGGAGACCATTGAGCGCCAGGGCGCGCTGCTGGATCTGAAACCACAATGACGCAACGCAACGCAACAAAACGCAACGCCATGATCCATATACTATATACAAAAATATATAATATATAAAAATATGTATAATCATGCGATTCACACACGCCAAACGCAAATGGTCACTCAAATACAAACGCAGCATTGACTGCAAGCGTCCCAAAGGGTTTTCGCAGCGCCAG